ACATATATTTACACACAATTTATTACAAATTTAAACTAATTATTAACTAAATTATACAAATTAATATGATAACTGTTGTAATAGGTACTAATAAATTCCAAAATGGAGATTATAGTAAACATAAAAACTTTAATTCATCTATCCATAAGGTATATAATAATTTAGAAGAATGGAAACAATCAAAAGATTATCCTAAATCTAACAATATTATATCTTTCTCTGAAAATGAAATTAAAGCTCTTAAAAATCCAAACAGTTATTGTAATAATGATAACAATTGGAAATAATTAACTAATTATTAACTGACTAAATAACAAAATTATGAAATTCCCAGAAGATTTTACAGTAAAAAACCATCAAACAGTACAAAATGCTAAACAATGGTTATTAAAAAAAGACAATGAGATAATTATTTCTATAGTAGGTGGTGGTTATGGGTTATATGGTAATGGTATTGACACATTTGAAATGTGGGATTATAGAGAAGATCAACCAAAAGGTTATCTTACTAAAGATGAGATAAATACTCATTTACAAAACAATCCAATAATTTAACAACACTTTAGTCAGTCAATTACAGATAATACTGGATTGACTGATTATATTAACTAATAACTAACAACTAACACAAACAAATTATGAAAAACTTAGACAAATTTATTACCTATATATCTTTTAAATTATATGGTAAACGACAGCCAATGTGGACATTTCAATAATATTATGATAACTGAATCATTTTACAATTATAAAGATTATATAATTAGATTAAGAGCTGTAACAAATAACGGATTTAGTTATTCTATAATAAAAACAAAACCTAATATTTCCTCACCAAACGGTATTAAGAATATATATTTACGAACAATAAGATATAATTTTATAAACAGGAATGACTTATTAGATAAAGCAATAAAATATATTAATAATTTTGAAAACAATTTAATAACTAAATATAATAAAACTTAATATTATGTCATCATATTCAAATGAACCACAACAAAATAAATGGGAAATATGGTTTATAACATCAATTACATTATTCTTTTTGATGTTAATAATAATGTATAATATCCCATCAGACAAATTACCTATTATATACGATGGATTATTATTTTTAACATTTGTCAATTTAATTTATTGTATTTATAAAGGTTTTCAAGAATAAATAAACTCTCATCCAATTGTAGGTATACTATCAGAATAGCACCTATTTTTAATCTGATATATAATATTATATAGTAATAGGACTGTAATTAATTCAAGGTGCAACCTTGTGAGAGTTTTTAATTAATAATATTTTAAAATAGGAAAGATAAATTCTAACTAAATTGTTAGACTGGTGCTATTAGCGACAACCTATTAAATAATATAAATCACTTGCTTGAAGATAAACAATAGTTCAAACACCCAATAACTAGATGTTGAGGACAATTTAATTGAAGTTGAAAATACATCTTTGAATTATTAGACTGTACTAGCAGTTGTGTTTATTGTAAAGATATTAATATACAAAAAGAGCATTAAAAGTGCACAAGTAAAAATTAATATAGTTCTAGAATTAACTCGAGTGATTTATTTATATTTAAAAGTATAACCTTTATATTGAGGTTTATTGTTTTTACAACAAGAAGAAATATGTGTAGTTGCACCATTAATATATTTAGCACATTCAGATAAAGAATTAAATTCTTTTATTAATATATTATCTTTGTACATAATAACACCATTTGTATTATATGTTTTACTATTTCTTATTTGAAATTTATCATAAGCTTCAATAGCTTCAATTTCAGTATTAAAACTACCTAAATAATAAAGTTTATTATTCTTAGATCTTTTAACAATATATTTATTTTTAGCAATTGTATATTTTTGTATATGTTTTTTATTAACAGATGGTTCATTACCACCTTTACTATAATTAACAAGATTATAACCTAATTCTTTATAATATTTAATCCAATATATTTCTCTTTCTTGCCAAATATTTTCATTACATTCTTCTATTATTTCAATAATGGGTAATAAATTATCTTTAATTAAAGATTTTATCCAATTACCTATTCTTGTATTAAGTTTTTTAGAGTGTGAAATATGATTTTGTAATCTTCTATGAAGATCGCCTGTTTTACCTATGTATCTAATTTCATTAGTAATAGGATTTTTTAACGAGTAAATATATATTTTTTCCATAACACAAATATAAACAATTTTTATCGATTGTCCAAATTATTTAACAACTATTTTATATGTTTTTTACATATATCTAGATATGGACAAGTGATTTTTTAATTAACTAAATAATATTATGATAAGAAATAAAATAGAAAGATGGATTCTTTCACAAAATCATACAAAACATCCAAATAGAATATTTGGTTTAACAATATGTTGTGTTATTATAATTATGACATCAATATTCTTTTATATTAAATATTCAAATTAAATAAATATTAATAATCTTAAAAACAAAATAAACACTGACATAGACAGAAGTCTTTGAAGAAGTGCATCATATAATAAGTCTTAGTTTGATGCAAAGATAAACCACTGGAATTAATAATTAGTTCTAGTGGTTTTTATAATAAAATAATATAAGGGCTCGAATGGAATTGACCGATTATTATAGATTATATAATTCAGCCAGAGATAACTGTAAACATAGGTGAAAGTTACTTAAATGTAACAAATTTAAATGGAAAAGATCAAGTATCTGCAAATATGCAAGTAGTTCATAACATCTTAAATGGTGGAACTGAAGTTAAAACAGAAATGTTAATTGCTGCATAATTTAAATAGTTAGTAGCAATACTAACAAATTCAAGCTATAGAATAATTTAGCATTGCTCCACATTTAATAGAATTTAAGGGAGATTAAAGATTAAATTCTATAATAAGCTGTATTAAAATTATATAATGAACGTAATTATCGACCTCGGTTCGACTCCGAGCGAGTCCACAAATAAACTAACAATTTAAAAACTAACAAAATGAAATATAAATTAATTCAATTATTACCATTTGAAAATAGTCCTCAATTAGGATATATTTCTGAATCTCATTTTCCTGATACCACAAAAAATTCAAAATGTTCTCATTATTGGTGCGGTAATTGGTTTGAACCAAAAAATTATCCAGAATTCTGGGAACTAGTTGTTGAAAAAGATTATGAAATATTATCTGTAATTACAACCAAAGCTTCTTTAATAAAAGATAATATATTAACTTTAAATGAATATAAAAAACGTTGTCCTAGTTCACAAGTTCCTAATGAATGTATAAATATTCATTCAGTTAAAAGATTAGCTGATGGTAAAATATTTACTATTGGTGATCTTGTTGATTCAATTGAGAATATTGGTAGATGTATAAATAGTCGAGGTTTTTGGTTTGATAATAAATTTATAGGTACAAAATCCAAAATTAAGAGTTTTCAATTTATAGGAGATATTCTTACAATTTATACAAACTATAATAATTTTGCATATACAATAAATAGTTTTGAAAAATCTAAACAAACATTATTCACAACTGAAGATGGTGTTGATATTTTTGAAAATGATAATATTTATTGGATAAATATTAGTACTTTTGAAAAAGTTAATTGTAATAAATATAACGATGATTTGGGAGAAATATCTATTAAATCTTTATTATCTAAAAAATATAAATGTAAAGCAATAAGTTTTTCAACAAAAGAAAAAGCTGAAGAATTTATATTGTTAAATAAACCAGTTTTATCATATGGTGAAATACAAGAATATTTAAAAATAAAAGATTGTAATAAAGTATTAGACTTAGCTCAATCAAAAATACAACAGTCCGTGTAAACTGTGAATAAATAACATTTAGTGCAAATGTCTAGCACCCTTAATATAGTAACAATTATAAGCAGTTATAATCGAGTAGTAGAAATGTTGTAGAAATACGTTGAAACAAATCGAGAAGTAGATTATAATATAAGTGTAAAACTTATAATTGGGGAAATGTAGATTGACAACCTACAGTGTTATTTTATAAAATTATAGTCAAGTGTTAAGTAGAATGTAAGCTACAAAATTGACAAATAAATGCTTACATATTAAATATTAGTTGTTAAATCAACAAATTTAAATCATTAATATGCGAAATAAAATGTCCTTAAATGGTCAATGACTGAATAATAATTATATAATGTTAATAGGCTTGTAACCTATTTTATCAAGTATCCAATCTTGTGGTCCAGTAGCATCAGTGAACGTCAACATAATAATATAATTATTGAAAAGGTTAAATATTACATAAGTACAAATAACAAAAGGACTTATTAAATTTTAAATATTAAAGTAATAATAAACGTGACTAATACCAAGTAGCTAATTGGTTAAAATCAAAGGTAGTTAATGTTTAAAGCAAACAGCAAACTTATTATAAAATAATATAATTTTTAATATACCAACTCTATTGTGGAATAATAGTAAGCAATAGTTATAAATATATAAAAATAGATATAATACACAAAAAGGCTTTTAATATATTAATTAAAAGCCTTTTTAAATTAACAAAACAAACTAAATAATAAAAATTATGAACACAGAAAAATTTACAACAGTTACTTACACATTAGAAAATGGGACAAAAATTGTACAACCTATTAACAGACAAGCTTTTGTTAATGAAAAAGGTCGCAAAAGAACAGAAGCAGAATTTCATAAATTATTTCAAGATACCGCTTGGGATAAAAGAGCTGTCTCATATACAATTGATTCTGAAACAAATGAATCATTGTCAACAGAAAAAGAACTTCACTTCACTAAAAATGAAAGAAAAGTAGCAAAAAGAAATTATAAAGATTTCAAACAATCTAATCCATTAGGATTTAAAAATTCATTGAAAACTTGGCAAAAGTTATTTGTTGATTCATTAACAAATAATAGAAGACTTAGAATGAATATTGGTAATGTAATTCTACAATAACAATATTTTAAATTAAATCACCTAATCCTTAAAATGGCTAGGAATGCGTTATTATAATTCACGAAGTGAGTCAAGAAGCTATTTATAGTGAAATTGTAATTCTTTAATATTATAATAACAAAATTTGTAAGAGTTAATCTTTATTTAAAATATTAAAATTATTTACTCTTAGTAATCTAAGGATGAAAATATTAAATACTACAATTTTAATATAATAAATAATTAATCAACGCCACTTACTTAGGTGATTTAATTAAACTAAAACTAAAAATTATGACAACAACAACATCGGGATATAATATTCCAAGTTCATTTAGAATGATACAAAGTATCAATAATGAATCACCAAAAATGTTAAAGGTACATCAAGATGAATTCAATAGAATTATTAAATTAAAGAATTTATCAAAACCTTTTAAAGATTATTTACAAATGATATATATTAAATATATTTGTAATAAAAAAGAAATTAAACCAACTATTGTTGTACAATCTCAACATGTTGGTATGAAAATGTTAAACAACTTAAAACAATAATTATGAAAACAGTAACAATAAAGATTACTCACAATGAAGTATTTGAAGATATGGTTAACCAATTTAGAGAAGATATTTCAGGAAAAGGTATAGAAATGGTTACAGAAAATAATGGTAATATCATTGTCAATGTAACAGGAACTTTAGAAGAATTAGATAGTGAATAAGTTTCTATGGAGATTATCTGTAATATTACTAATACCTACTATCATATTTGTATTAATAATTTACAGACCTATCAGATGGTTAATAACAGGAAAATATTATCCTAAAAACATTCACAAAACATTTTTATATAAATGGAATTATAAAAGTGGTTTTAATATGCAATAATTATGAAAACAATGTGCAGTTTACAATTTCCTAATGGTGAAATAGTTTATGTTCATATTTGGAATCAAATAGATTTAAATAATAGTTTAAAAAATAACTAAAAATAATAAAAAATGAAAAAAATATTCTTATTTATTGCAATAATGTCAATGACTCTGACTTTTGCACAATCAAAACCAATTGATAAAGTATGGAATGACTCTAAAGATGGTGTTAATACTGTTTATAAAGATGGCACAGCCGTTATAAAGACAGTTTATAATGATGCTAAATCTTTATCACCAAAAATAGAATCAGCTCTTAAATCATTAGCTACTGAGCTTAAAACAACTACTAATGCTTTATGGGATATATTAGTAAAACAACAATTAGTTTGGTCTATATGTTTTTTAATATTAACTTTAACATCTATATTTAATTGGTATTTATTTTATAAACGTAATTTAAATATTAAATTAAATAAAGATGATTATATAATAGGTCAGCAAGATACATATAATTTAATAGATAATCCAAGTTTTAGTCAATCTTATTATGACAATTATAAACAATATGAAGGTAGAGAAGCTTGGAAAGATAGCTGGACAGATATTAAATATCTAAAACAAATTAAAGAATTTAATGGTAAAAAAGATATTTTAATACCCATTGTTGATTATAAAAACAATTGGTTTAAATATTTACATTTAATAATTTGTTTAAGTTTATCTGGATTAAGTGTTTATCATTTTAGTGATATGTTAACTGGATTTATTAATCCTGAATTTGGAGCTTTAAAAACTATTGCTGAAATTGCAATTAAACTAAAATAACTAAAATTAAAAAATTATGGAAACATTTATAACAATACTAATATTATTATTAGTTATGATTATTTGTTATTATATTAACAGATATATCTTTAAAAAACAAACAAACAATGATTTTTGGGGTTGGGGAGAAGTTAAAACAAATTTATTAATGAGTATATTTATACCAGTATCATTTGCATATTGGATAATATATTTAATAAATATTCTACCTTCATTACCAGAAGAACCACCTAAATGGTTGTAAACTAACGGAATGGGCGGTAGTCTGTTAGGTGACAGATTTGAAAACAGCAGTTCGATTCTGCAATCGTCCACAAACTAAATTTCATAATTTTAGTTTTTAGTTAGTTTGATAAATATGAGTGAAATACTAGGTTCATAGCGTGGTAAGAGTAACTCATATTTATTTTTTAACAAACTATATTATGAATAATAAAATAACAAATAATAACTAATTAATAAAAAATATGGAATATATTAAAAAAGAAGATTTGATTGAAGGTGAAATTTACAAAATATTTAATAATAATATTAAACAATATGTTTATTTTAAACAAAATTATACAACAAATAATCAAATACATCATTTAGGTTTTATATCTGAATATAATAATTATTATGTTAAAGAAGGTTATCACGGATTATTAGATCCTAATTTTAAAATTACTACATCAGAAGAAAAACATCGGTTAGAAGAATGTATTAAATTAGATAAATTTATAACATTTGATGAAGCTATGAAAAGTTTTATTCCTGAATATGTTGAATGTACTTTACAACAAATAGGTAGTGATTATAAATTAGGTAAAATTTATAAAATGAGAGCTTATGGATATATAGGTGATGGATTTGCACATTTATCTCATAATAAAAACAGATTCAAACCATCAACAAAAGAAGCTTATGATGCTCAATTTGCTATTAAAGAACCTGAGTTCGTATTACCAGAAAATTGGCATATTGTAATTACTGAAGAAAATAGAGATATTATTAGAGGTTGGTGGAATAGTAAAAATTATCCACTTAGAGTATTTTCAATAGGTTTTTATTATAGACATATAAATGATGATGAACGTACTTACAATATTAATTTATATTCAAATAGTAATAAACCTACTTCAATTACAACTATTGAAATAACATTTGAACAATTCAAAAAATATGTTTTAAAAGAAGAAACTGTTATTGAAGAAGTTAAAATTATCGAACCATTACCACAATTTAAAGTAATTGAAACTATTGAAACTATTACTAAAGTTGAAAATAATGAAGGTAATCAATTCTTTATTGGTGATATTGTAAAATCTCCAAGTAATCAAAAAGGTGAAATAATTAGTTTTAAATATTCAGCTGATAAATCTAATATTATTGCTATTACAACTTTTCAAATAAATAATGGAATTAGTATTAATAAAATTGAACATTATATTGAACCTAAAGTTGAAGTTGAACCAGAATTTATTTTGCCAGAAAAATGGTGTATTAAACAAAATTCACAAATTATAAATAATTGGTTAAACAAAAATAAACAAACTGATAATCATTATACTAGTATAGAGGGTTATCATCTTATACATTTTCCAGCAATAAATGGTGCTCATTTATACACCAAAATTCACAATGGATATATAGAAATTACATTTGATCAATTTAAGAAATATGTCTTAAAAGAAACTGAAAAACCTATAGTTATAGCAGAATCTATAAAAGATATGTTAGATCTTAAATCTAAAGGTGTAGATTCTATTGTACTATCTCAAGAAACTTTATTAGAAAAAGCTAAAAGATTATATCCTATTGGTACTAGATTTAAAACAGCTAGAGGAAATAATAGTGAATATTTAGTAAAATCTTATTCTGAATTTAGAGAAAATCTTGATAGTGCAATTTGTATTGAAACTAATGGAAATGGAACTGTTTATTTTAATAAAAACTGGGCTGAAATTATAGAATACACACATAACTTTAAAATTAGTGATAAAATTAAAATATCTACAATTCCTGTAAATGGTTCTCAACCTGAATATTTAAACAATAATTATAAAATTATTAAAATTAGAGGAAAACAATTATTATTTGAAACAAATTCTATTCCTCCAATAAATTCAGTACTCGCTAAAAATGCAATTAAAGTAAATTAATAACAAATAAATAAAAATTATGAAAACAGATCAAACAAAAGTATTTTTTAGATACTCAGAAGATGGAACAATTACAGCAGTTGCTAAAAATGTTCAAACAAATGAAGAAGTTGCAACTAGAGAAGTGAAACTTCGTCACGGTGATACACCAAACAAAGTTGTTGGTAGAAAATATGCTTTTAAAAAGCTAATGGATCACAGTTTAGTTAATAATTTATTACCTAAACCTGAAATTGGTGCATTATGGAAACTATTTGGTTCCACTTGTAAACAACCAAGTCAAAAATTAGCTTATTAATGAAAAATAGTATTCTAATATTTTTATTAGGTGTATTTGTAACAATATCAATTGCTGCAACATCAACATCTTTAATGACAGTTAAACCTGCTGTTCCTAAAGCAACTATTGCTATTAGTGGTTGGAGCACAAGTGAATTAAACACCAATATTAAACCTTATTTAAAAGTTGGATATATTGTTAAAAATATATCAGCTGGTGATGGAGCTAGAATTGTGATAATGGAAAAATATTAATTTAATCACATATAGTTTTAAAATATGACTCATTTTAAAACGTAAATATGAATAAACAATTAATGGATTTGGAATGTTATAAAAACTATTTCTGTTGTGGAATTAAACAATTAAACACAACAGAAAGATGTTTTTATGAAATTTCAGAAGAAAAAAATGATTTAGATTTAATTTATCAGTGGTTTACTAATTATAATGGATTTTTAATAACTTTTAATGGTATTAATTATGATGAACCTTTAATTAAATATTTTTTACAAAATTATAATAAATATAAACATTTAAATTGGATTGATATATGTATGGATTTAAAGTGGTTTTCAGATAAAATTATTAATGATAGTTTTGATGAAGATGTTAAAAAAATCAGATATATTAAATCTAATTGGATTTCTATAGATTTATATTTATATTGGAGTAAAGGTTTAAGAATATCAAAACAATTATCTTTAAAAGCATTAGCTATTCAATTGAAATATGAAGTAATTCAAGAATTACCTTATAAACCTGACACAATTCTTAAAATTGAAGATTTGCCAAAGTTAAGACATTATAATCAAATTCACGATTTAGGTATTTTAGAATTATTGTGTAATAAAATGGATGAAGATATTAAACTTCGTGCATATATTAAATTTGAATATGGTTTAGAATGTTGGAGTATGGATGCTCCTAAAATTGCATCTGAATACTTATTAGAATATTATTGTAAAAATACATATGATAATAAAACTCCATATTGGCAATATAAGAAACAAATTAGAGATAGTAGATATGAACCTACTCCTTGGAGAATTGGTGATTATTTACCACAAGTTAATTTTAAAACTAAATTCTTTCAAGATATTTATACTGATATATCTAATTCTTATAATACTGATAATTTCTTAAAACAAATTCCATTTCATCAAAACAATCATTCTGTAATGTTATCTATAAGTCAAGGTGGTATTCATTCTGTTAATAATTTTCAAATTTATAAAGAAACTGAGGATTATTATATCATAGATGCTGACGTGGCTGGACTATATCCAACATTGTTTAGAAAATATAAATTTCTTAGAAAAGAATTACATCTTTTATTAGATAAATATGTTCAAATGATTGATGATAGAACTGTTGCTAAAAGAGCTGGAGATAAAAAGAAAGACACTTTTCTTAAATTATGTAATAATGCATTTTCAGGTTTAGTAGATTCTAATGTAACTTGGTTATATAGTCCTGAACATATTTTAGCTTTAAGAGTGTTTGGGCAATTAATTCAATTGCGATTTATGGAAGAATTGAACTTTCACGGAATTGAAATCTTATTTACAAATACAGATGGTACTTTAGTTAAATGTCCTAAAAATAAAATTAACGAATATCATCAAGTTGCTATTAATATTTCAAAAGAATTTCAAATTGAATGGGAGTTTTGTTTATTAAACGGAATTTATTTTCAAAATACTAATTTCTATTTATCTAATATTTATGAAGAATATATGTTAGATGAAAATTTAAATAAAATTAATATTAAATCTGAAGGTAAAATTAAAAGAAAAGGGAAATCATTTAGATATGATAAAGACATTCCTTTAGGTGATTCTACTGATGAATTAGTTATTGCTAAAGCATTAGAACAATATTTTATTAATAATATTTCACCAACAGAATTTATTACAAATCCAGATAAATATAATCTCCATATATATGATTATTGTAAATCTAATAAAGTGTCTAAACAATATCAAGTTTTTCATAATGGAGAATTACAACAAAATCTTAACAGATATTATTTTAGTAAAAATGGAGCTTATTTATATAAGAAAAAAGACTCTAAAAATACTTTAGATAATATGAATGTTGGAGAAGGTGTTGTTATATTTAATAATTATGAAAAAAAAGAATGGAAAGATTACAATATTAATTATAATTATTATATTCGTAAAACTCAAACAATAATAGATAAAATGCACAATTTAAATCAATTGAATTTATTTAATTAAATAATCATTAAATAATTAGGAATTGTCAGTAAAATTTCGTATATTGCATAAAAAATTATGTAAAATATGGTAGGAATATATAAGATAACATCTCCTTCTAATAGAGTTTATATTGGTCAAAGTATTGATATTGATAGAAGATTTGATGAATACTTAAAATTGAAAAATTGTAAAGATCAAACAAGACTTTATAATTCATTTTTAAAATATGGAGTAAATATTCACAACTTTGAAATTTTAACTTTATGTTATGAAGAACAATTAAATGAATTTGAAAGAGATTTTCAAGATGCTTATGACGTAATTGGGATAAATGGATTAAATTGTAGATTAACTAAAGTTGAAGATAGATCTGGTAAATTAAGTGAAGAAACTAAATATAAAATCAAACTTTCTTCTATTGGTAAAAAACAATCTGAAGAAACTAAATTAAAACTTAGTTTAATTAGAGGTAAAGGTGAAAATCATTCAAATTATGGTAGAAAACATTCATTAGAAGCTAAAAAGAAAATTTCTAAAGCACTTTCAGGTGAAAATCATCATTCTTATGGTAAAAAATTATCAGAAGAACATAAAAATAAATTAATATCATCTAATTTAGGAAAAATTCTTTCAAAAGAAACTAAATTAAAAATATCTTTAAATTCTGCAAAATCCAAAAAAGTAATTAATATTGAAACTAAAGAAATTTGGAATAGTATTACAGAATGTGCAAAAGAAAATAATATTAGTAAAAATTATTTAACTATTAAATTACGACAAGGAGTAGTATTAAATTTTAAGTACTTAGAAAATTATGAAAAACAAAAATAGTTTTGAATATATAATAATGATTGATTTAATTATAGAAGTTTATAAAGTTTCAAATCCTATAATTATTAGTGAATTAATTGAAAAAGAATTTCAAACAGAAATATCTATATTTCAGATTGCTGATTATTTAGAAATTAATCAAGAAGATTGGGAAATAGAATCAAATAAAATAAAATATTATGAAAATAATTATTAATATTATAAAATATCTATTCTATCCTGATTGGAAAGTAATACATATTAGTGAATCTACATATAAAACGTGGGCTTCATATAAAAATATAGAATATGATATTAAAAACAGAAAATTAATTTGTAAATTAGGATATTCTAAAATTAGAAATAAATATCGAATAATTTTTGAAGGTTATATTCCAAATGAAAAATTTGAATCAAAAGCTTATTTAGAATGTTTACAAAAACAATTGCAATATGAAAAATAAATTATGTCCTAAATGTGTTGGTTCTACTAAAGTTATGATTCCTAAAACTAATGGTAAAAAAGGTTTTGAATATGAAGACTGTTCATTATGTAATGGTACAGGTGTAGTTTCTGAAGAAATTGAAGAAGATTATTTACTATCTATTAATGAAGATTTAATTGATGATTATGACTGAAACAATTGAAGAAGCTGGTCACGAATATTTTAAACGTGAACAATTAGGTTTTGAAAAAGCCGCTGACACAGAAACCGCATTTATAAAAGGTGCTAAACGGCAAGCTGAAAGAAGTTATGATGAATTATCTATTTATTTACAAGAACTAGCAGATAAAGATAGATTGAAATCATTAACATCTAATCAAATAAGAGCGATGATTGAACAATTTAAAAAGAATATAATATGAAAGAAGCTTTTATATTAGATTTAAATTTTTTATCTGAACAAAACGTTACTGCTGAAGAATTTATAACTTTAATATATTTAAATGAAGGATTAATAAATAAAACTTTAAGTATTAATGTAAATAATTTACAGGAAAAGCAATTTATTAAAATAATTAAAGATAATGAAGAAACTGTAATAATAGTAAGAGAAAAAGGTAAATTATTATTAGATTTTCTATCAATAGAAAGTAGTTATTCAAATTATAAAGATAAAAAGATTATTAAAAAGTCTAATCGTGTTATTAATGAAGGTTTTGATGAATTTATAGAAGAATATAGAAATCTATGGAAAGGTCTTAAAGTTGGCTCTATGGGGTCTCCAAATGCTTGTAAAGAGAAGATGGAAAGATGGATGAAAGAAAATCCTAACTATTCTAAAGAAGATATTCTTAAAGCTGCTAAAATCTATATTAATTCTTTAAATAATTATCAATATCTTCAAGCTGCTCATTATTTCATTTATAAAAAAGATGGTAAAGAAGAAGATTCTAGATTATCTGCTTTTATAGAAGAAAAAGAAATTGATAATACTGATTGGACCACAAAACTTAGTTAATATGATAACTTTTGAAGAATTCGCAAAAACCTGTTATTATACACAATATAATATTGTATTACCTTTAGTTAACAGAATGAGAATTAATAAATTAGAATTTATGACTAAAGGTAAACTTGATAATGAAAAACTTAGAAGTAAATTAATGGAAATTTATGAAGAAAAATTTAAAAAATAATGGGAGATAAAAATCTAAATCCTTGTAAATGTGGTTCAAAAAATCATCCAGATACAGATAGTGACGATTTTGTACCTTGCTGGATAGCAGAATGTCCTGATTGTAATCAACAACAACATTCTGAAGATAGTAATTGGTCTTATTGGGCAGCAGTTAATAAATGGAATAAAGAAAACCCTATAAAAATAATGAAAAATGATATACGTAAAGGAGATAGACGTTCCAAAAACTAAAACTCGTAAGAATTTTATTAAAAAGTTTTTAACAGGTAAAAAAATTCCATCTTATGAAGATTCAGAATTTACTAAAGTTCAATGTAATGGTAAAGGTGAAAATATTGATGGTGCTAGTCGTAGTATTACTGAGTTATGGGAATTAACTAAATCTAGATTTCCTGCTACATCAATGAAAGCAATGGTTAAAATCTTATTTGAGTTAATTGAAGAAGATAAAGCTGTTGTATTAATTTGGTGTAATCAAATTCAAAAAGTAGTTGTAAAATATGTCCCAAATACTTCTGCAGAATGGATTTCTAATTACAGTATGAAAAATCATTATACTAAAAAAGGTGTGGATGGTTATAGTTTAGCTGATTATAATGAAATTAAAGATAATTTGTAATGAAAAACGAGTTCATTCCGTACGAGCAAACATTAGCTTTAAAAGAATTAGGATTTGATGAACCTTGTTTAGGGTTTTTTAGATTAGGTTTTTTTGAAATAAGTGAAATAAAACCTAGAAACTTTTCTCGTAACAGTTGCTTTGTTTCAGCACCACTTTACCAACAAGCTTTTCGTTGGTTTAGAGAGAAGTATAAACTAAGTGGTGAAATACAAAGTTATCAATTTAAGTATAGTTACTTAATAATTTACGATACTTTAGGTGATAACACTTGTAAAAAAATTAAATATGATATGCCGTCTTACGAAGAAGCAGAATTTGAATGCCTTAAAAAATTAATTGAAATAGTAAAAAATAAATAAAAATGGAAAACGAATTGATTTGTATAAATCCAAAGAATTATAAACTTACATTAAATAATAAATATAAAGTTGTTATTGATGAAGGTGAAACGGTAATGTTAATTAATGATAGTAATAAAACTGTCAGATATTATAAAGACTTGTTTCAAGAAGTTGAAGAAGAAGTAATTCCTGAACCAGAACCAGTTGTTGTTAGAACTGAACAAGATTTAATTGACAGTATTGCTAGTGATGGTTTAAATACAACTTATGTTGATTTTAATAATCAAATAGTTGTAATTGCTAATAATTTACAATGTTTAAACAATGAAAACAGTTTTAGTTGCGGTATTAAAAATATAACTAATATTGGAGATCAAATAGATGAAATTTATGAAACAATTGCTGATACTATTGAAACTGCCGAAGAAGATTTAGAATTATTAACAAAAGCTGTAATTAAACATCATTTTAAAAATTATATTAAATACTGTATAAATAATGGTTTTGCTGCTGGAGTTTATTTAATGTCTTGTAATATTAATGGTGATGGTTTAGATGAAGAAACTGTTGATATTTTAGACGAAATATCAGATTTTAATACAGAATCTGAAATCAATCCTAATAGTGGTAATTTAATTAAATTATGGGGATTTTATAAATCTAATTTAGATAATTAATGAATATATATGTAAAAGATATTGTTAGAGAACCTAAAGATACTTTATATACATTTTTATCTAAAGTATTGAGATTAAAAAGTACTTTTAATGGATATAGTACTGTAAATACTACATATTTTGATCCAGAATTTAATAAAGTTCAATGTACATCTGGAAAACATAGAAGTTTTGATGATTTAATATTAATAAGTAAAACATATTTTAAAGTTTCAGATAAAGCTATTGCAAAAGTTATTAAAAAGTTTTTAGATGACGATGATGATCTATCATTTGTACTTTGTGATAGTGCTAATAAATGGGTATTAAATAATGGTTTAACTGCAAATGAAGTAATTAAATATTGTGCTAGATATAATAAATCACATTTAAAAACAGATTGTTATGGTGCAGGTAAATATTCATTTAATGATATTATAACTTTAATGGGACTAACAAAAGAAGATGTTAAAATAAATGATTAATAATCTTAAAAAATTATTAAAAAATTAAAAAATGTTAAAAAACTTAAAGATTATTAGTAAATAATACTAATAAATTAATGAGTGAAGAAAAAAAATCTCTATTTTCTAGAGTATATGAAAACATTGTAAATAAAAGAGAAAGGGTTTTAAGTGGTAAA